GGTATATTGCTATACTTATTCTAACGACATGATACTGCCGAATGTCCGAAGACAATTTTATACTTCTAAATCTTCTAATAAACTCTTCATTGTATAATGTAGGGCATCAGTTACTTCACTACCTGCAAGATCATTAACCCATTTTCCATTATCATCACGAATACGTTTCATTATCTTTACTAATTTATTATGTTTAGCCTTTAATACACTTAATTCGCTCACTGGTAATCCTCCATATTTAATTAAAAAATAATAGGTGTGATGCTAGAGTATAACCCTAACACCACGACCCATAATAGTCATAGCTCATAGCATTCGTTGGTCCCGCAACACGTGTTTCCTAGGAATGATGTTTACCTAATCACTACATTATATTCTATATCCATCATCTATAACAGTACTTTATGGCTACTGTTGCACCAGAGGTCACTCATCTGCGGAGGACACACAGCTTTTATAGTGTTTGGGCTCACTTCCTAAATCTTTAATGTCAAGTATAAGTTGGTATATATATATCATACACACGCACACCATATGTATTGAGACTATTTATAGTTATGTTTATACTTATAATGGGTCATGTTTATAACTAAATAAGCAATAATACATTAATAATAGTAGTAAAGGGATAATACTAAGTACTATCCCAATACTATATCTAACTATTAACCCATAATGTCTCGAGTAAATGTTCTAACAATCTTCATCCCTTGATCACAATAGGTCTTCACCATTCCAGGATCACTAAGTTCATGATCACTAGTTCCATCATTTAACACAGTAATAGTTTCTTCACCAATTCTTACAGGTGCAGTACTACCTTCTACTTGCACTGCTTTAGCTACAACTTGCAGGTTAGCTACATCATCATAGTTACCATTGTTGATGTCTCTAATCAGCTTACCTTTTACAGCAGCATGTATAGGGTTCTTAGGGTCAAGCTTAGGTGCTTCAGCGTCAACTTTTATACGCTTATCATATGTATACGATTGAGTTAATCTAGCCATAATATTCTCCTTAATTATAATTAATACACTATAAATAACAAAAAAAACTAAATCAAAAATAACTAAAAAACGATAGTGATAATCCCCTGATAAGGGGGTACCATCTTAAAAAAGACCACACGATAAAATGCTACAATTTTTAAAACCTCTTGTTTTTGTGATTTAGATCATATTATATTTGGATATCGGTAACTGCAATTATTTAGTTATCACCCAGTTAGTACACTTGCAATAGTTCTGCTAAGTGGGTCAGAAGTTGGGTTGCTCTCCAAATAGGATAAAGAGTTTGTCCCCAATAACCGATAAAAATTGCTTTATTATAAACTTTAAGTATGGGAGTGATTACTGGCTTAGAGCGAAATATGGAGTTAAATTCCTAAAAAGAGGTTAGTCCTCTCAGGGCTAGCTATATTCAATACTGCAGGAGAGTCATATGAAGATAAAAGAGTATGTATTAAGAATTATTATAGACGAAGAAAGTGGTGATGAATTATTACATTTATCTGAACGATATGATTGTGAACAGGCTAAGCCAAGATTCAGATTAGAGGTTAAGGGGATAATGATAGAAACCCCAGAAGATCTACAAGATAGTTTGGATGAATTAGAGATAACGAATGTATTAGGAGTTGCTTAAATTTAACCAAACCCCTGACGGGGATTTGGAGTTATATGAGGCATTATAAGGTAAATAAAATTAATCACACAGTATTTGATTCTATAGGTGAAGTACCTAGGGATATTAAGTATCTCGAGGATTGGAGGGATGGTCACCAAAGTGATTGGGTACTTTTAGATGATGGGTGTGTAATCCAGATTCTAAGAGAAGGTACTATGTTAAAACCGAAGGGTAAGGTCCGTTCCGTTCGGTATGTAGGAACATGTACAGGTACTTTTATAGTTTCAGATAAGGTTAAAATGGATGCATCTAGGCGTATTAATATTTATAGTTTAGGTGGAGATATTGAAAGAAACCAAAGAATAGAGGATAGGCAAAGTTTATCAAGTAGGGAAGAGATCTTTGTCCAGTATCTAGCATCTGGTATGGATGCACGCATGGCGTATCTAAAGGCGTTTCCTACGAATGACCCGCACTATGCAGGATTGCGTGCTGGACAATTAGTTAAAACAACAAGGATAAGGACAGCTATGAAAGAAGAACTTAAACCTATAATGCAGGAATTAGATATAGATGAGAAGTTTATATTAGAAGGTATTAAACATGAAGCTCAAACAGCAGATAGACCTGATACTAGGTTAAAAGCTTTGTTCAAGCTATCTGATATTATGGATATGGAAGATAAGAATAAGACTCAAGTAACGCAAATAGCAGGAGCTGTATTTAAGGGTTTTGATACAAAAGAGATTGAAGACGTAAAAAGACCGAGGGAGATAAGCGAATAATGCCAGGTGTATTTGATGCTGAAGGTAGAGTAAAGCTTGAACATGTATCAGAAGTTACTAATATACCAGAGCATTTTAAAGAGGCATCAGATTCATTTTTAAACTTAACTGTTATAAAAGCTGCCTCCCCTAAATTAAGGAAGACTTTGTATCATATGTGGGAAGAAGCAGGTATGCCATATATGGTAGAGCATTTTGAATGGGGTACTAAATGGGGATCGACACTGCCCGAAGGACCAAGGGCTTTTATAAAACGTGGCAACCGAATGACTCCGCCAGATTATAGAGGTATTATGAGGGATAGAGGTTTTGATCCCCCAGACACTATACATGTAAGAACAGATCGTGTGAGTGATATTATAGCAGAGCTTGCACATGGATATGAAGGCGGCGTATTAAGAGAACCTGCAAGAGCAAGTAGACTTTTACCTGAAGAATCTTTATATGATAAATTTATACAAGGAATTGACTGGTTAAGAAATAAAGTATCTGGAGATGAAGTGGATCTTGAAACAGTTTTGGATGTATTAAAAGAAGAACATTATAGTTCAATGCCTGATACTGTTGGGCAAAAACTGAATCCATTCTGGATTGATAGGAAGACAGGGAAAATAAAAAGGGATATCATGGCTTATGAAGATCCTAATTTAAAAAGAAATCAAAAACGTACACGTAGAGCGCATGAATATGTAACGCATAGGATTATAGAGCCTTGGTTGTATAGAAGGTATCAAATAGATAATTTAATGGATGAATGGTTAGAAGAGGAATGAAATAATATTAGATGAATTTAATAGGAGAATAAATTAAAAAGAATATACATAATGCTATTAAAACCTTAGATGATATGCTGTATCCGTGGTTACATAAAAAAGCTTTTGAGTACTCTAGAGATATAAGTTACGCTATGGCTGGAGATCCATTTACCGCATTACTTACGAAAGATAGGGCTATTAATGCAGGATTAGGAGCGGAACTTGAGATACCTTATACAGGTCAAAGTACAGATACAGCTAGAGATCCAAAGCAGGCAGAAATATTAAATACAATGTATGGCGTAGCAAGTAATCCTGATTTACCAGCAGTATTCGCAGGACATATTAGTCCTGAAAATGCAGGTTTGAAAGTAAGTAATGTTAAACCATCAAGAGAGGGAGGTTATCCCTGGAAGGAAAATGCTGAGATATATGATATTACTAAATATACTGCGTTTAATGCCTTTATAGGGCATCCAGAGCAATTAATAACTTTAAAATATAAGGTAGACGATTTGGGTCCTAATGAAATTATTTCTCATAAGGAATTATTAAGGTTTAGAAAAAAAGGTGTAGAATTAGCTTTTCATACTTCTGTAGACTTAGGTCTGAATTTTAATTGGAGTATAGGAAAGGATAGTGAAGGAAATGCATATGTAGCTCTTGCAGATGCTTGGGATTTTGAAAGTATGAAGGGTCCTGCTAAAGTATTTGGCGTACTAATGGAGAGATATGGTAAGGGCAAGGGTGTAAAAGATATTGGATTTTATGGGAGATTTCCTTTAAAATCTACAGATTTTGTATTACCAGAACAGTTTAATGAACACATGAATAGAAAGTATGGAGGAAATAATTAATAATGTATAATGAGATAGGTATGGAGTAATTTATGAGTGCATATGAAGAAGCAAACTTAAGTCCAAGATTGCAGAAGGGCTTAGCTAAAAATAGAATGAAAAAGCAATTCAGCAGTATGGCAGATAATATGTCAAATATGCTGAAGCAGGAACAGGAATATAGAAAATTTCTAAGTAGACATAAAGTAAAGGAATCTTGGGATTATAATTATAAAGGCGCATTTCTAGATAAGGTTATACCTAATAAGGAAGGTAAATGGCCGTCCAAGTTTAAACATCCCTTAAGTTCAGAAAGATATGAAGCAACAAGTAAAGGGTGGTTAGATACTTTAGAATCAGATAGGCAGGGCAAGAATGTTTATTCTCAATGGCAAGAAGTATTGACACAAGAAATGAAAAGAGGTGATTTGGGATTTAATACTTTACAATCTCCTTTTAAAAGAGAGCCTGGAAGTCCTCCACCTGGTATGTATTAAGAATTAGGGGAAAATTTGTCAAATATAAACCTTAATGATGTAAATAAGGCAGAAGAAGATTTAAGATTGGCCTATTCTGATCTGATAGCATTTGGTAAATTATTTTTACCTGATGATTTTATGAGATCAGAAACACCTTTCTTTCATTATGAAGTTGCGGATGCTCTTTTAAATAATGATATAAGACAGTTAGGAGTTATATTACCTAGAGGACATGGAAAGACAGTTCTTACAAAATGTAATATTATGCGTGATTTTTGCTTTACTAAGGAGCCTTTATTTTATGGTTGGGTGGCAGCTTCTTCAAAGATTTCCGTACCTAATCTTGATTATATTAAGTATCATGTAGAATACAATGAGAAGATTAGATACTATTTCGGCGATTTAAAAGGAAAGAAATGGACAGAAGATGATATCGAACTTAAAAATGGGACTAAACTTATTTCTAAATCTAATTTATCTGGTATTCGTGGTGGTGCCAAGCTACATAAGCGTTACGATCTTATTGTACTTGATGACTTTGAGGATGAGAATAATACGATCACGCCCGAAAGTCGTTCCAAGATCAGCAATCTCGTTACCGCTGTTGTCTTTCCTGCACTCGAACCGAAGACAGGAAGATTAAGAATAAATGGAACACCTGTACATTATGATTCCTTTATTCAGAAGATTTTAACAGGGCATGAACAGGCCAAAAAAAGAGGTGATAAGTATAGTTGGAAAGTTATAACTTATAAAGCTATACAGGAAGATGGGACTCCATTATGGCCTTCATGGTTTGGACATAAGGAGATGGAAAGAAAAAAGAAGTTCTATCAAGATTCTGGTACTCCTCAGAAGTTTTATCAGGAGTATATGATGGAAGTTCAGTCGGAAGAAGACTCTATATTTAATAGAGATCATGTAAGATATTGGGATGGAAAGTTTTTTAAAGATGATGAAACAGATATAACTTATATAGTTCCTGATGGAGATGATCAAAAACCGTGCAATATATTTGTTGGGGTTGATCCTGCAACTGATTCAGCTAGACGTAATACAGATTATTCTGTTATCATTGCTGTTGCTGTTACTTCCGACAATAACATTTATGTCTTGGATTATGTTAGGGACAGGACTTTACCTGTTTTGGGGATTCCTGGAACAGATAAGAAAGGGATTGTAGATCATATATTTCGATATGCAAAGTTTTACAAACCTACGCTTTTTACGATAGAAGATACATCAATGAGTAAACCTGTATTTCAGGCTATTCGTGCAGAGATGAGAAGAAGAAATGAATTTATTATTCCTTTTAAAGAGGAGAAGCCAGGTAATAGAATGAGTAAAAGAGATAGGATACAAGAAATAATGGCGCAAAGATTTTCAGTAGGACAAGTACATATTAAGAAAACACAATATGATTTACATAGAGAAATCATGACATTTGGTCCTAGAATGGCTCATGATGATACAATAGACGCTTTAGCATATGCATGTAAATATGCTCATCCACCACAAGGTATGCATGAATCAAAAGATGGATGGTATAAAAAGAAGCCCCAGGCAAAAAGCTGGATAACCGCATAGGAGAATGAATGGCAAATGATTATGAAAATTGGAATGATTTTGATGAAGCAGCATTTGTTAGCGAATTATATGAAGCATTAAATCCTCCAGCTCCTATAACTCCTTATTATGATCCAGAAACAGGATTGACTTGGCAGGGAGGTTACGAAGATTGGGAACAAAATAGGGGCAATTATTATGATGCAAGTGGTGATGGAATTGTAGATTTTACCACTGGAGGAGCAGATTGGAATGCAGCACAAATGACAACTGATCTTTATGAGATGGCATTCCAAAATTTTCCTGGAAATATTAATCCTTATACGGGAAAAACTTTTGCTGAAACTCCTTTTGAGGATTTCTCAAATATGGGGTTAAGTAATATAGAAACATTTAGAAATGTTGATTGGACAGGTATAAGAGAACAGACTTCTCAAAATTTAGCAGATATCGCACAACAACAGGAGAACCTTCCAGAATTTGAAGGATTTAAAGGAGGTTATACTGGACTTAGTAGTAACGTTACTACTGATAGTAGTATGTGGGAAGCAGTTGTAAATACAAGATTTAAACTTTAATAATGCCTAGATTTGGAAAGAGATCAAAAGAGAGACTTGCAACATGCGATGAAAGATTGCAAAAAGTTTTTAATGAAGTAATTAAAAGAGTAGATTGTAGTATTCTAGAAGGACATAGAAGTGAAGAGAGGCAAAATAAATTGTACGAAGAGGGAAAGACTAAGGTCCGTTACCCAAAAGGTAGGCATAATCATAAGCCTAGTCGTGCTGTTGATGTTGTGCCTTACCCCGTGGACTGGAATGACCGTGAACGTTTCCATCTTTTTGCTGGGTTTGTCATTGGGATGGCTCGTGGGATGGGTATTACTTTACGTTGGGGAGGAGACTGGAATATGAATTTTGAAGTAGATGATAATAAGTTTGATGATTTTCCACATTTTGAAATAAGGAATAAATAATGAGTGAAGTAGATAGAAAAGCATTTGATATGATGGTTAATGCAGGAAAATCCTTTGATTTCGAAGCAATGAAAGAGGAAGCTCTTGGTAGATATACAGAGTTAGGACTTGAAAATCCAGAGGCTACATGGGATGAGCTTATGACATATTTTAATCCAGCGCTTTTAGTAATGGGGAGCATTGGTGCTAAATATATTAAGTTGCCTAATCCACAAAAAATGAAGAGTTATGCATCTGCTTTAAGTAGCAAAGTATCAGCTGCAGCAAATAAGGCAGCCCCAGCATTAAAATCAGTAAAGGATAATTTTGTACAGAGATGGAGAGACAGGTTTATTAAAAATAATGTAAGACCATTTTTAACAACTACATCTAAGGGTTCTGTTAAAATGGATCATCTGACAGCTAAACTTGTAGATAGAGGACCACGACAAGTTACAAAACAAATAAAAAATATATCAAATGAAAAACTTATGACAGATCCAGAGATTAAACGATATGTACGTAGCTATGAATCAGAAATGCTTCAAAGGCAATATTGGAAACATACAGATGAGTATAGTAAGATAAGAAGTCAAGTAACTAAAGTTACAGGAGGTAGAAGTCAAAAGCAATTATTGAAAAAGCATGGAGAGGATTTAATAAAGAGAGGTGACTGGGTTAAAGATTTTGTAAAAGTTAATCCAAGAACTGGCAAGATTATTGGAGGTGATTGGAAGAGAACTATGTTGGCCCATAAAGAAAGTATGAAAGTATTAAAAAAGAATACAGAAGAATTTAAAGAATTAATAAGAAAAACTTACCCAAATATAAAGGTTAAATAATGGCTAAAAATAAAAAAGCAGATCAAGTTAGACAATTATACGATTTAGCGAATAGTTGGACAAGAAGACAATGGGAAATAATAAATCAAAAGGGATATGATTTTGCCCATGATGAACAATTAACTAGAGTAGAAAAGAATTCTCTTGAGGATCAAGGAATGCCTACCTTTACTATTAATAGGATTTTGCCTGTTGTTGAAATGTTAAATTTCTATGCTACTGCTCAAAACCCAAGATGGCAAGCAATAGGAGTAGAGGGTAGTGATACAGATGTAGCTGCAGTTGTTTCTGATTTAACAGACTATATATGGAATCTTTCTAACGGTAATACTTTATATAATAATGCTATAAATGATTCTGTTACTAAAGGATTAGGCTATATACTCGTTTCAGTTGATAAGGATGCTGATAATGGTATGGGTGAAGTTAAATTACAACAGCCTGAACCATTTGATATTTATGTAGATCCTAAGTCAAGAGATATGCTTTTTAAAGATGCTGCATTTATATTAATAAGAAAGGTACTTCCAAAAAATCACTTAATAAAATTATTTCCTGATTATAAATTAAAAATTTCAAAATCAAATAGTAATGAGCAAATTCAAAGATCATACTCACAAAAATCATATGATAGCGAGCAAGGTCTATTTTCATACAATGATAGTAATGAACAAACATCTATGGGTATTACAGTTGAGGGAGAAATGGATGACTTATGTGAATTCTTTGAGCTTTATGAAAAAATTAAAGTTTCCTATATAAATTTATTTTATAGAATTCCTCCAGATAAAGAGCAGTTAAAAGCTATACAGCAACAATGTGAAGTAATGTTAAAAGAAATGGAAGCTGAATTATCTGTTCAGTTAAAAGAGCAGGATCAAAAAATGCAAATGGCTGTTCAGTCAGGTGAAATGTTGCCTGAAAGATATCAACTTGAAATGGAGAAAGCCCAAAAGATGATGCAACAACAACTTCAAGCTTATGGTCAAGAATGTATGAGCAAGCTCCAAGCTGAAGCTTCTAAAATTGAGAATCAAATAATAACAGAAAAAGAATTTAAAATATTAGAAAAGAATCCTTCTATTGCTAAAAATATCGTAGATAAGGTCCAGTTTTATGATGTACGAATAAAGCAAACCTGTTTAGCGGGAGATAAAGTTTTATATGAATATGTATTACCTCAAACCGTTAAAGAATATCCTGTAATTCCATTTCATTATAAATGGACGGGTACTCCTTATCCTATGAGTGCAGTAGCTCCTTTAATTGGTAAGCAGCAAGAAATTAATAAAGCTCATCAGATTATGGTACATAATGCATCTCTTGGCAGTAGTTTAAGATGGATGTATGAAGAAGGATCTATTGATGCAGAACTTTGGGAAAAATATTCTGCTAGTCCAGGAGCATTGTTACCAATTAGACCTGGAGTAGAAAGACCAACTCCTGTTATGCCAGCTCCATTAGCCAGTGCTTTCTTTCAAATAGTTCAACAAGGCAAGGGAGATATGGAATATTTAGCAGGTATATATTCTTCAATGATGGGAGATTCAGGTGGAGCATCTGAAACATATAGAGGTATGTTAGCTTTAGATGAATATGGAACAAGAAGAATTAAGCAATGGATGGGAACATCGGTAGAACCTGCTTTAAAGCAATTAGGACAAGTTGTTGTTCAATTTGGTCAAGCAACTTATTCTGCAAATAAAAGATTTAGAATTATACAGCCTAGTGCTATACAGGAAGGTAAAACTCAAGAAATTAATATACCTATTTATAATGATATGGGAGAAGCTATTGGTAAATCAATGGATATTTCTGCACATAAATTTGATATAAGGATTATTGCTGGATCTACACTTCCTGTAAATAGATGGGCATATTTAGAGGAATTAAAACAATTAATGCAACTTGGAGTAGTAGATGATATAGCAGTATTAGCTGAAACAGATATTAAGAATAAAGAAAATATTGTTCAGAGAAAATCATTATATGCACAATTGCAAGGTCAACTTGGACAACTTCAAGAAGCTCTTAAAGATAAAGATGGTACAATTGAGACTCTTGAAAGACAACTTGTACAAGCTGGTATTAAACAAAAGGTTATGCAAGCAGATGTTGAGATTAATAAAAAGAAAGAAGAAGTTAAATCTCAGATGAATAAAGAGTATACAGAAACAGAAGGTAAACAGAAATTATTGCGTAATATGATGACTGGTAATACCAACTTAGCGAAAGCGAGACAAGGTGACATTTTACAAAATATGAAAAAAGGCTTGGAAAATAGCAAGAATTCTAAATAACTTATGACCAAAGATTTATTAAAAAAAGGAGGGTAACATGAGTAACCCTAATGAAAATAACCAAAGCAACCCTGAAATCGGTATGCAAAGCGATTCTCTTGAATCAGCTGAAGCAGCACAAACTGATACATCAGGCTCTGAGGCATTTTTCGATGCCCTTGACCAAGGTGTCAATGGCCAAATAATAGATGATAACCCTGAGGCAACCCAAAGTCAAAACAGTAGTCCCGAACAGGTAACCTACAATAATGCTGACACTGGCTCCAATAGATCGGGTAAACAGTCCCAACACGGTACGGACTGGGAAAAACGCTATACAGATAGCAGTAGAGAGGCCGTAAAGTGGAGAGATAGGTATAAACAGGTTGAACAGTTTATGCCAGTCTTACAAGCAATGAAACAAGATAGTGGATTAGTAGAGCATGTACGTGAATATTTGGTAGGTGGTGGCAAACCTGCAAAGTCAATTCAAGAACATTTAAATCTTGATGAAGATTTTGTGTTTGACGGACAAGAAGCAATGACAAATCCCGAATCAGATAGTGCTAAGCTTATGAATGCACATGTTGATGGAATGGTAAAGCAAAGAGTAACTGAAATGGCTGATTTTGAAAAAAAGAAGATCATGGCAGCTACTATGGCAAAACAACAACATGTAAAGGAAGATGAGTTTAAAAAGAAGCATAGTATGTCTAATGAGGAATTTGAAGACTTTAAGAATAGAGCAAAAAAGCATATAGTTACATTAGATGATATAGGATTTCTATTGAATCGCGATAAAGCTGCATCAAATGTTGCTCAATCTACAAAGCAAGATATGCTTACCCAAATGAAAAACGTCAGAAATATGCCTACATCCGCATCTGGAGCAAATAGCCAAGGTAATAGTAATGATAATCCCGATAGGGATGTATTTAATTCTATCCTTGGTTTTGATGAAGCAACAGATAACCTGTTTGGATAGGCTAATATAAGTTTTAAAATTAGGTCTATCTGAACTTTAATTTAATTAAGGAGATAGACGAATGTCTGATATATTGAATGTAACTGGTAGTCATTATACCAGTGGATCAGTAGAAAGAGGCGAAACGTCAACACAGCTTGATACTGGTGCCCTTCGTAGAAAATATAATTTCGGCGATATGGTATCTGAATTAGCTCTGGCGCAAGACCCCTTCTTCCGATTCGTAAGCATGGTTTCAAAGAAACCAACCGATGATCCGTCTTTCAAATTTACTGAAAGAAGATCGTCTTATAGTAAAAGATATGCTTTGATGTCCGACTTTAGTACTTCCGCAATAAGTGTCCCTGCAACAGATCCATCAACAAGTGGAACACCTGCAGCTGGAAATGTTTACACATTTGCATACTTTTGCGATTATAGTAGTAACGGAAATCAACAAAATGTCTTAGGTCAAGTAACTGATTATTATGAAGGTGTACCATATACACAGCCTTTATTTTTTCTACCTGGCCAAATAATCAAAGTACCTCATGGTTCTACTGCAGCTAATGCCGATGCTGGAACTGTATCTGGATACACATTATGGAGAATTAACTCTGTAGATCTTGATACTCTTCCATATAATGCAACTGCAGCAGCAACAGCTGTTAATAAAGCAGTAGTAAATGCAACATGTGTTAAAGGTTCTGGCAGTGCAGTATTCTTTTGTAATGCTGTAGCTAGTTCTGATGTAACTGATGAAAGTGCAGCTGGTATGGCATGGGATTCTAATGATGCAAATCACACATCAACAACTAAAAGTTCTGCCTTTATGGAAGCTTTTAAATCATATGTTGTTGGTACAGCATTTGATGCTGGAACTGGATATCCTGAAACATGGCAAGATCAACCTTGGACCACAGGTTATGGTCAAACTCAAATCTGGAAAACATCAGCAGTGATGAATAATACTGATAGAGCAACTGTTCTTAAGTATGAAGGTAATGAGTGGGCAAGAATCTGGAAAGAAAAGTTGATTGAACATAAATGGGATATTGAACAATCATTGTTGTTTGGAAATCAACAGTCAACCTACAGTAAAACTACTGAAGGTGCTGTTAACTTTATTTCAACATATGGTAATGCATTTAGTTTAAATATAGCAACTAAAACTCAAGATGACTTTCTTGATGATATGTCAGGATTATTAGATCCAAGATATAACAATGCAGCTTCAACTGTATTCTTCTGTTCAACAGCAGTTTACAATTGGCTACATAAACTATCTGGATATTATGCTAATAATCTAGAAGTTTCCCCTAATTTTAGAGGCGATTTCTCTATAACTGGCAAAAAGAAAGTCTTTGGTATTGATATATCTACTATATCTACCGTGTACGGTGATATGAATGTAGCTAGAAATGTGCATTTAGATGGTACTAATATCAAGATGATGGGTATTAATATGAAATACTGTGCTTATAGACCATTAGTTGGTAATGGTATTAATAGAGACACAGGTGTCTACGTGGGAGTTCAAACTTTAGAGAACTCAGGAGTCGACCGCAGAGTAGATCAAATCTTAACAGAAGCTGGCATGGAGTGGTGTTGTCCTGAAACTCATGCTCTCTGGACATAAGGAGATAGATTATGGCAAATCCACAATATGGACAAAATAAAGCTGATAATGCTATTGATGCAGGAAAAGTTCATGTAATAGAAACTATAGCAGCTAGAAGTTTAACTGCTGCTGAAAGTGGCGCTATTGTTATGATAACAGAATCAGAATCAGCAATTTACACTATAAGCCTTCCAAGTGTAGTTGGAAATGCAGGCGTTAACTATACATTTATAGTTAAAGCTGTTAGTGGAACTGGTGATTACGATGTAACGATTGCTCAAAGTACTGATGATAGTAATAATATAGTATTTGGTAATATTAATGGAGCTGCAACTTTTGTTGATGTAGCACATGATGGTATTATTTTTGATACTGGAACGTGTACTGCAGGCGATTGTGTATCACTTGTTTGTGATGGCGCAGGATGGTATATTACATTCGGCACTTCATCAGCAGCTGGTGGCATCGATGTTTATAACGCTTAAGGAGGATAGTTAAATGGCAAAATACTGGATAGCTAATAATCCTAATAGTGAATGCACTAATGCTGAAGCAACTGCTTTAGGAGCTTTGTCTCAAACAGAGATAGAGATTCTAGATGGTTGTACTGCTACTGCTGCTGAAATTAATGCTAATTGTGATGTTAATACTGAAGCTGTTACTACTACTAATGTAATAACTGCATCAGAGACAGGAACTCATTTTGTATTAAATTCAGCCACAGCATTTGTAAGCACATTGCCTGCACCTGCTGCTGGATTGCAATTCTGGTTTCATGTTGGAGCTTCAGAACCAAGTGGTGGAGACCACACTATAGTTACAACTAGTTCTGCTAATATCATCATAGGAGTTATTACTACTTCTGCTGATGGTACTGCAGTCTCTTGCGCTACTGATTCAGATACTATTTCATTTAAAGATGGAGCAGCTAAGCATGGTGACTTTTGCCACGTTTGGTCTGATGGTACGAATTGGTATTTAACTGGTACTGTAGTTGCAGCTGGTGGAGCAACAGTTACTCAAGCTAGTTAGTGATTGTTAGTAAATAAAAATAAACCTACTCCCTAGTTAGATTTCCTTTCTAGGGGGTAGGGAGATTTAATATGGCAGATACATTGACAATAAATAGTAGTGGAGATTCTGGTAAGGGTAAACACCTGAACACAGGATCAATGCGTAGGTCATATGGTACGAAAAGGAAATCAAAGAATTTAAATAAGATTAGAGTTTGTAATAATAAATATAAAGAGGGAGTATAGATGGCAACAAGTTTAACTGCGGCAACCTTAACAGTAACCTTAACTGAAGCTATTACAATAAATGGTATAAATCAAGGAGGGACTAATACATTATCGATTAGTTCAATTAAAAATGTTAGCAAGAGAATTGTTACTGTACCTACATCAGAGGTTACTTTACTTAATTTTGGGACAGCAGTAGCTGCAGGACAATTTGATGAATCAAAGGTAAGATATATTAGAGTTACGAATAAAGATGGTGCGAATCATTTATATTTAGTATTTAAAAATGAATATAATAATGAATTTTGTATCAAATTAGATAAAGGACAATCATTTATTTATAATGGAGATGCAGTTAGTGGAGTAATAGATACTATGTTAGCTAATCAAATAGCATTAGGATTTACTGACATAACAGGTGATGTAGGAACAGGTGATTCTTTCATAGATAATATTACTGCAAACGGAGGAATAATACCAGGATTAAGAGTTTCTAATGATTCTGGATATGTACCAGCTAATACATCTGTCGGTGCTATAACAAGTACTAATGCAGGTGTATCTGCAGCAACATCTCATACACTTGTTACTAGAAATGCAACTACAGGGGCAGAATCTGTTTCTGAAGGAACTGGTGTTGATAATGATGGTCCAAATACATATGCAGCAGGTTTTGGTGATTTAGTAGAAATAACAGCAGAAGCAGATACAGCAGAAATAGATGTTGAAGTTTTTGTTGCAACAATATAGGGAATATAGATGGCAGATTTTCAAACAAGAGTAGATGCTCTAACAGGTTTAACAAGTGGAACACATTACACTACAGCAGAATTAACTGAATATCTTAAAGATGGTGTAATAGAAATTACTAATAGGTGCATAGCATTAAGACCTCAAGATGCAGAAGCTTTTGTGAGAACAACTACTTCTGATTCACAAGGAGTTGATGTAGGAAGATCACAAATTATATCTGTAATTAGAGAAGCTGGCGCAGATGGTTCATCTGATGGAAGCACAGCATGGAGAGCATGTAGGAAGACATTATCTTCCATGCAATCTAGAGTAGTTGATATTGATAGTTTACATTATGCTTCAAAATATAATCCTGTTTATGTTCTTGAGAATAATGGGGCAGTTAATGTATATCCTGTTCCATCATCGAATAATGGAATAAAGGTATTTTATATTAATAAAACTCCAGTAAATGGAAGTGGTTCATCTTTAATACATAGTCATGATGATATTCTTTATTTTCCTGAAGATAAGGTTTATTTAGTAGTTATATATGCAGGTATAAAAAGTTTAAACAATGCATTGGCAGCTAAAGGAGTTGTTATAGAGAGCACATTAAGTCCTTCTGATATTACATTGCCTGTATTTCCATCACCTCCAACTTTAAGTCTTCAGTCAATTAGTTTTTCAACAACAGCTCCTACTTATACAACTCCTGTATTATCATTTGATACTAAACCTACTATTTCTGATCTTTCAATTAGTGCTAGTGCTCCAACTATTCCAGTATTTTCTACAAATGTAATTAGTGAATCTGGTTTAACCGTTCCTACATTTACAGAACCTGTTATTAATGCTCCTGATTGGGCAGATACTAATAATTGGATTTCAACAGAAGAAGATTCAGAAATGCTTGAAGCTAGGATGAAGGAAATACAGGGAAAGATAAATGAATTTTCAGCTCGTGTTCAAAATGCTCAGGGAAAATTTAATGAAGAAAATGCAGAATTTCAAGCAGATTTACAAATAGCTGTTCAAAATGCTCAATTAGAAGATAAACATGATGGTCAAGAATTACAAAAATACGGACAAGAAGTTCAGGCTTATAGTGCAGAGGTTAATGCAGAAGTTCAAGAGTATGCTCAGAATTTACAAAAAGAAATACAATTATGGACTAATAATAATAGGTTGAATTTGGAAAGATTTCAAGCTGAAATTCAGAATGCTCAAGCAGTTTTTAATAAGGAAAATATTGAGTATCAAGCACAATTGCAGATATCAGTGGAAGATGCTAGATTATCTAGTGCTGATGATCAGCAAAAAATTGCAAAATTTCAAGCAGATTTACAGCAATATCAAGCAAATGTACAAGCTCTTACTACTAAATA